ACCGCGTCATGCTCGACCACGAACTTCTTGAAGGAGTCCCAGTCTTGCGTGCTGTAGCGGGTGCTGACGGAGAGCACCACAGTGCCCTGTGCCGTGCGGACTGATGTGACGCCCATCGCCTTCATCATGTCCTTCATGGCGTTCTTGATCTCTTCCTGCTGCGCCTTCAGAGTTTCGATCTTGCCATCGTACTCTTGGGTGAGCGTCGTGATCTCTGCGCGAATCTTGCGGTAAATCTTTGCGAGCCGATCCAGTGGGATCGTTTCGCTCTCTGTCTCGGTCATTTGCTTCTCCGTGTTGTTTGTCTAGGGTTGGACAGTGTACATGGTTTCAATCGTCGTGCAACTCCTTTATTCACTGATCACGTTGTTGAACATCTCGGTCAGCAGGCCGTTGTCATCAACCTTTTGGCTGAGGGCTTTGAACATTCGTTTCTCAACAGGGCTCGACTGGATATGCACCACGGTCACCTTGTCGCTGTTCTGTCCCTTGCGGTCGGCGCGGGCGCAGCACTGGATGTATTGCTCGACGCTCATCAGCGGGCCGTAGAACACCACCGTGTCGGCAGCAGTCAGGGTAATCCCGTGGGCAGAAGCCGCAGGCTGCATCACCAGCACACGCGGCGTCGGCTCGTTCTGGAACCTGTGGATGATCTGCGCTCGCTTGGACGCTGACACCCCGCCGTGAATCTGCTCGTTGGCGATGCCCTTCTTGGTGAGGTAGCTGCTGATGGTGTCGATGGTGCTCAGGAACAGGGCGAAGATGATGACCTTGCGGTCGGTCTCCTCCAGCACTTCCTCCAGTACCGACAGGCGGGGCGCGGAATCGAATTCCACCACCTCTCGGTCGTCTGTGTATGCTGCACCGCAAGAAATTTGGAGGAGCTTGTTCATCGCAGCGGCGGCATTGACCGCCGAGATGGTCTCCCCTGCCGCCTGCACCAGCATCTGGGTCTTGAGCGTGTTGTAGTACTTGGTCTGTTGGGGCGTCATCTCCACCTCCCGGGTCATGGTGACCACGGGTGGCAAGTCCAGACACTCAGCCTTGGTGAAGCGAATCGCAGGCTGCAGCGCATCGAACACGTCGTCCTTGGCGGTGGGCTTGGGCACCCACTTGTACATGGTGAGTTTGTTCATCACCTTGTCGCGCCACGCCGTGAAGAACTTGGGCACGCCCTCCGGATTGACCAGCTTGGCGAGGCCGTACGCATCCGTGGGAGACTGCGATGCCGGGGTGCCGGTCATCATCCACAGGTAGGTGTTGGGGGTCAGGATGGAGTTGAGCGCCTTCCATCGGCGGGTAGTGTTGGTCTTGTACGCGTTGGCCTCATCGACAATGACTAGATCGAACCTGCCATCGTTGATCACCTCTTGCGCAATCAGGCCCAGCCCCTCGTAGTTGGTGATGACGATCTCGTAGTCCTGCTGGATCATCTCGATGCGCCGCGCTGCTTTCGGATGGTGGGCGATGATGGCGCTGCGGTGGATCACGCTGTTGTTGATATCCCCCATCCACGCGCTGTGCATGATCGACAGGGGGCACAGGATGAGCACACGCCGCACCTTGCCAAGCTTCATCAGGTAGTCGGCTGCCCACAGAGCCGAGAGCGTCTTGCCGGTACCGGGCTCCGAGAACACAAACGCCCTGCGGTGCATGGTGAGGAATGCAGCCGTGTCGATCTGGTGCTGCATCGGCTTGTAGCGCCCGGGCCAGTCGTAGCGTTGGGTGATGGGCGAGGGCACATTCTTCACGCCCAGATTGCGCAGCACCCGCACCTCGTCCAGCCCCCAGTAGACGGCGACTTGGTAGCCACCATCGACGGGCATCACCTTGTGCTTGGGGATGATGCTGTACTTGTGTGGGTTGCGCGTCTTGAACAGCAGCGCCTTGTTCTCAATGATCTGCACCTGCTTCTCCTGTTTTTATTTTGAGCTGTCTCGGTTCTTGGCCACACTGCGCATTCGCAGGTTGCTCCGAGCCGATGTGCCGCCCGTCTTGAGGGGCTTGATGTGATCGACATCTTTACCATCGCCTTTGTGCGCGGCACCTTCTTTCTCCATGATGCGGCGGGCCTTTACGCGTTCAGCGCGCTTCTTGATCTGCTCAGGCTTGCCGTGAAAGTCGGCGTACTCTTGTTTGTAGTTGCGTTTGCTAGCGAGTTGGGACATGACTAACTCCTCAGTGTTTCGGGTTGAACTCGCAGCCAGTGACTTGGCACCAGCCGCACAGCGGGGTTTGTGTGGGGTTCCACACGTCGTTGGAAAAAGATGCTTCGAGTCGCGCAGTGCGCTCACGGTACTTCCACCAGAAGGCGTCCTTCTGATCACGCGTCATCGACAGCTTGACCATGTCGTTCTTCACGATGAAGAGGAGAGCGCTGTGCACTTTGCGGATATGAGGGAAGTGCTCGAACACCATGAGGGACATCAGCACTAGCTGGTCGCGGTCGGGATACTTGTTGTTGCCCGTCTTCCAGTCGCCCACCCATGCGGTCAGGTTGTCGTCGTCCACGATCAAGATGTCGGCGATGCCGCGCACCCACACGTCGGGGGACTTCCACTCGGTAGGCTTGAGGTCAACCGTCAGCGCCATCTCGAACTCAGCAAGCTTGCGCCCGGGCTTGGCCAGCATGGCATCAGCAACATCCTTGAACTGCGCATGCTCAGGCGGGATTGGTTTGTTTTCTTTTATGTAGAGTTCCAATGACTCGTGTACCTGATTGCCGTAGCGCGTCGCCTCTGTCTCTTGGAAGGGGTACTTCTTCAAGACCTTGACCTCGTGGTATCTGCGGGCGCAGCCCTCGTAGTCTTTGAGGGAGCTGTGTGACCATGCTGGCTTCTTCATGCGTCCATCCATTCGTCATCAGGCCAAACGATGATGGGAGTGCCCTCGCCTACATACGCGCCTTCAATGTTGTACTCAATGTACTCCCGCGCTTCCTCGGGAGTCATGCCTTGCTGCACTAGGTTCTCACGGATGATCTCCGCGTCATACACAAGCAGTTGGACTTGGCGTTGGTTGTGCCAAGTAAAGGAGACACCGACGACAGCGTTGTCGTGGCCATCGATCTTCATCATTTGAATTTTGCCGTGTTGATTGCCTTGGCTAGGCGGTTGGCGAAACGGGTCACGAACTTCTCGTTGCTGTGCAACGAGCTGCCCATGTCGTAGAGGATTGCGTGCGTCAGCTCGTGCCAGAAGGTGTCGCTTACCTCCTCGTCGGAGTACGGCTTGTTGGTCACGTTGCTCTTGGTAGCAACCGCAATCGTTCCGACTCCGTAGTACACATAGCCCATCTGCGCCTTGCGCTGCATGGTCTCGACGATCTCCACTGAATACCAGCGGTCGCCGACTTTTACTTTCTTAGGCAGTTCCATTTGCTTCTCCTTAAATACGGTTGTCCCACGCATCCACACGCGGAGCAAACGAGTCTCCAGCATAGATCACTTGTCCCGCTACACGCCGAGCCTTGCGCTCACGGTATTGGAAGAAGTGTTCAAGCTGCGGAACCTCTTGCCCGAGCTTGCGTGCGTACAGCGCTGTGTAGTTGTTGTTCAGCTTCAGGCCATCGGCCTTGTTGCTCTCCAGTGCGTGCTCAAAGCGCAGCACCTCAAAGAGCGCCTTCATCCCGTAGTGGTCGCGCCCTGTCTGCCTGATGGCAAGCGCCAAGTCCTTGAGCCGACGATACACCCAAGGGTGCTCGTTGTGAAACTGCTCAAACTGCAACGCAATCCTGTCGTCCATCTACTTCTCCTGTGTTTATTTGTTCTGCATGAGGCGGAGGGTCTGCACTAGTATCCGGGCCTCGGCGACCAGCTCTAGCGCTTTCTCCTCTGCCTCTGCTAGCGTTGCGTGCAGGCACATGTCATGCGCCTCTTTGGCCAAGCGCTCGATGTTCATGAGCGGCGTGGCGTAGTCAATCAGTTCTGTTTCTTTCATCAGTTCTTCGCTAGTCCATATCGGCGGTGAACGCCACCGTCAGCGGCCAGAGGTATCCCCGGCATGTAGCTCGGCTCAGCGGTCATCTGCTCCAGCATCCAAGCAAACGCCTCCTTCGCCCCATCCTCAGGCACCACAGCAATCTGCTCGTCGTGAACAGTGCCGGCCACGAAGTACCTTTTTGATACTCGCAGCATGCCATCTGTCATCACGATACGCGCAGTGCCCTGCACCACGTTGTTCGTTATCTTCCCACCATACAGGGGCGTGGCCTCCGGCCCATACACCCACCGCTTCGCACCCTTCTCATCCTTCTCTTGACGCAGATTGGGATACAGGATTCGCATGCCGTTGGGCAGTACGATCTCCTCCTTCCTGAAGGTGAGACATTTATACACCATCTCCTCGCCCCCGGCAAGGCAGCGCACCAGCATCTCCTCCATCATCCCCCAGAAGGTCTTCACAGGCCATGCTGCAGCGCGGTATTTGTCGATGATGGCCTTGGCTGTGATGCAGTGCACAAGAAGCTCCTCCGTCGTACAGATGTGGGGTATCTCCTCCATCCGCTTGACATAGTCCTCGTTGGCAACGAACGCTTGGATAGCGTCGCCCGTGACCCCCAGCTTCTTGGCGTCGGCCTTTGTGTAGCGCAGCGGTGGTGCCCCGAGGAACCCCACCAGAAGCTGCTGTGCGAACGATGCCCACCCTAGCCCGTAGCCAGCGCCCAGCAGGGCGGACTTGGCAGACTGTCGCTCGATGGGGTGGCTGTCCTTGGTCATGCCCGGGATGCCAAACATCTGCGCACCGAACTGTGCGTACGGATCACCGCCTGAGCGGAAGATGTTCAATAGCTCCTCGTAGTCAGCCAGCCACGCCAGCACACGCGGCTCAATTTGGGAAAGGTCACCCACCGCAAGCTGCATGTTGATAGGGGCCATGATTGCCTTGCGCAGGAAGCTCCCACGTTTGAGGTTCTGCATGTTGATGGCCGAGCCTTTGCTCGCCGTCCACCTTCCCGTGGATGCGCCGTAGTAGGACAGGGGCACAGGCAGCGCCCCTCGCTTAGAGATTTCTAGGAAGCGCTGCGCACGCGTACGCTCCGTCGTGGACTTGACCTTGAGACGCGCTTCACAGAGCGCTGCAACTTCCTCATTGCTGCCGTTAAGAAGGGCTTGGAAGAGCGCATCATTTTTCGCAAGCGCAAGCGTGCGCTTGCCAGTTGTCTTACTAACCTTCGTAGGCGGCTCGACTCCAAGCGCTTTGAGCGCTTGTGCAAACTGCGGGTTCGACGCCAGAACAGCTTCGTCCACGCCGAGCCTCTGTAGTAGTCCTTCACGCTTTTCCCTTTCTTCCTCGATGGCATCCATCAGCATGTTCTGGTCGAGCTGCAACACCGGGCGGGTGTACATCTTGAGCGTCATGTCGATGAGGCGCAGCTCCTTGGCTGGGTAGCCCTTGCTCAGTCGCTTGAACACCTCTTCGCAGAGGAAGACATCGTGCTTGCAGTAGTCGGCCAGCTCCTTTTCAATCTCCGGAGTCAGCGTCTCCAGACCGTCGGTGGAGTGGACCGCCTTACCCTTGGCTGGGAGTCCGAAGTCTTCTGCAAGTTTGGCGAGGCTGTTACCCACCTCCACACCGCGCAGGGCACGAGCCATAGACAGGCTATCGAAAATAAAACAAGGCTGCACACCATAGCGCCACTCCAGAATGGACACATCGAACTGAGCGTTGTGGGCGAGCACTGCAGTTCGGCTCCAGTCCACGCCGCCAAGAACATCACCAAGCTCATCACCGCGCACCCAAACAATAGGCGCATCAGTACCAAACTCGCGGAGGCAAGCTCCGAATGCAATGAATCTTGGGTCACGGATGTACTCCTCGGTTGTCATCTTGGAAAGGGTGTAGTCACGCTTGTCCCAGCGTGTCTCGAAGTCGATGGTGATGATGCGGTCGAAGGGCGCACTCAATTGAACTTCTCCTTGGGTGGTGCGTCCTCCATCACAGCGCCGTTGATGTACTCTCGCGCTGCCGACAGCAGCTCTGCAGCGTCCATCTCGTTGGTGTTCACCGCCATGATCTTGAACGGTTCGTAGGGCGGCCTACCCACCAGCACCATGCCGTGTATGTCGTCGTTCAGGTAGCACTGGATGAGTTCGGAGATGACGATGCGCAGATGTCTGCGCTGGTCCTCCGTCATCTTGTTGACTGCCGTCTCGATCTCTTCAGGGGTGGTTATAAACATTCCAGTGCTTCTCTCAGTTCTTTTATGTTGGTCTCTCGCGCCACGAAGGCGTACCCACCAGCGTCAGTGATTGCGTTTAGCTCACGGTCTTGCAGCGCAGTGGTCTTGCCCTTGCCGGCCTTGCACTCGATGGCGATGAAGCGCCCCTTGTGGCAGGCAATGATGTCCGGGACACCAGCGCGTCCCATACCCGCCATGAAAGGCGAGAAGTGGTAGATGCCCAGACCGTCAAGAATCTTCTTGACTGACAGCTTTACTTTAGCTTCGGGTGTCATAGTAGTGCGTCCTCGTAGTCACTTGGGTTTCTTCCTTGATTTCTTTGGCTCCTCTGGTGGCACCTGTGTAAATACGCTAACAACTCGATGTCGGCCTGCTTGAACGGCCACCACTGGCCGCTTCGGAGCGCGTCTAGGTCCGATTGCTGCGACTGACTCCAGCGTCGTGTGTCTGTGCCCGCTCTCGCATTGACGGCGTCGGTAGGCACTGTTCGTGTTTTCGTTGTAGCGTGTTTCAAGGACAGTAGTTTGTTTCTTGCAGATGGGGCAAAGCATCATAGAACTTTGCCTGCCTTGGAGTAGACCGTGAACTGACGCACATTGATGATGGTCTGCGCCTTGTTCGACAGTCCTTGGATGGTGCCGAAAGCAACACCCTGTGCGCGGTTGCGCTCTACCACCTGCGTCTGGCTCTGCGACATGGTTGCACCATGCCCTCGGAAGTGAGCGTCTTGCAAGAACACAGATGGACTGTGGTCGTGCTTCCACATGAACGGGCTGTCCACGGGGCATCGGCATTTCTTAGCGGTCATTGGTTCTTCTCCTTTAGTTTGGCTTCAACTGCGTCCATCAAATCTAGCCAAGCCACACTCATCAGACCTAACCTGTCTGAAATTTCTGCTTGGTCTTCCTCAGTCAGCCCTACCCACGGGCGCGGCGCTAGCTTGGCCTTCACAGCGTCGATAAGCATTGCTTTGTCGAAGGCATCCCCTTGCGGGTGTTCGATCCACTTGAGGCACAAGGCCAGCAGCTCTTTCTCAGTCGGCATCAATCATCTCCTTTAGTTCTTCCATGCACTCGGCCCAGCCCAGCAACAGATACCACACGTAGTTACTGCTCGGGCTTCGCTCAAAATGGAAGCTTGCCAAGCCTAGGTAGTTGTCGGCTGCGGCCCACCAATAGTGGCGCTTGTAGTCAGGATGCATTGTTCCCCCTTGCGCGGATTTGTTTAGCGCACCAGTTAGCGGCGTTCCATCCCGGCTCCTCACACAACTTTGCACACGCCTCGCGCTCAGCCTCCACCGCAGCTTTGATTTCGTCAGCAAAAGTGCTCTTTATGACGGCAGACCATGTCTCAGCGACGGACGCTTCCCACTCTGTTTTTGTCAGCGGCTTGTTCATTTAGTTTCTCCCCTTGCGCGGATGGCGGCGGCGCAAGCGGCGGCGGGGGGAGAGCCATAGGACGCCCAGCCATCGCACACCTTCGCACACGCCTCGCGCTCGGCCTCTACCGCCCGCCGAGTCTGCACACAGGCAAACCGCTGGCAATCAGCATGGCATGAGTGAATCTCGGTGGAGAGCAGGTAATCGCGGTGAAGTTCAACAAAACGACCAGCCTTTTCCATTGTTGGATGCCAACCCAGAACCCCGGGCGATTCCTCTTTCAACATTTCTGCTTTCTCTAACAAGTCAATCAATTGTCCCGGGGTCATTCCATCTCCTTTATTTTTTCTGCCAGCACCCTGATGTACTCGCGTGCTTGTTCGACAGGAACTTCGGCGTGGTAGAAAATTAGCGCCGCTTCCACAAGTTTCGGGCTTTGTGGGGTGCTGGCGAACACCGCCCACAGATACTCTCGTTTTGCGCTCATTTCAAACCTCCATACATTGACCACTCCCTAGCCTTCTCCGTCATGAACAGCCCCTCGGCCCGGGTCATCTTGGATGAGCGCACAAACAGTTCGCCTTCCCAGTCGAAAGCAATGATCATCACATCGGTCAGGCCACCATCCTCACACATATCCAGCGCGGACTTGAGCGCCTGCTCTGGGGTGTAGTTCACGCTTGCGGGTAGGCTGATTACTTTTTCGTTGTTCATCAGTACCCCCACCGGATTCGAAAGCACACCAGATAGAGGTGCAGGACAAACTCATTGCCGCCGCTGAAAAACCCCACGGCAAAGCACGGCCATAGGCGCGGGAAAAACTCGGTGGTCAGGTGCAAACTTTTTCTCATGATTTCTCCTTTACTGCGGCAATCGCCCTTCGTGCGACCTTGTAGTGAATTCGGCTGTCCTCAGGCAAGTCGATTATTTGTTCCAGCGCCTCCAGCAGTTGATCGTTGATGCGCTCCAACTTGGCAAACGCTCCCGCTGTGTAGCCGTACTCACTGGCAATGCCTTGCTCTAGACGGCGCATCAGGTTCGCAGGGCCGTAGCCTTCGCTGTCGCAGTGGGCCTCCCAATTCGCAGAAATTTCTTCGGCGGCGGCAACCATAACGGTCTTCAGCTTGCGGTTCTCTTCATGCAGGCGGCGCAGCTCGGCGGCGGCATCCGGCCAGCCATCTGTTTCAAGCAAATTGGCCAATCGCAGGGCTTCGGGTTGTTCGCTCATTTCCATTCCTCCTCGTCCTTCGAAAGCATGGCATCGAAGTACTCGTGCGCTAGGTGTACCAGCAGGCCACCAACGGCAAGGCCGATGATGATCCCTAAGATTAGCTCCATCACTTCAAAGCTCCTGCAATCTTGTCCAGCCTGCCAGACTTCTCCAATTCCGCCAGCATCTGCATGGCCGTGGCTGCGCGCTCCAACAGAGTCACATAGCGTTCAAGGTTGGCGAAGTTAGCGGTCTTCTCCACCTTAGCCAAACCAGAGGACAAGTCATCGGCAGCTTTGCGCACATCGCCCGAGCACTTCTTAGCTGCGGCAGACAAGGCAGTGGTCTGCGCTTGGTACCGATCAATCGCTGCAGAGAAACTGCGTTCTGCTTCGGTCAATGTTTCAGTTGCTTTTTGCATGTCAGTAGTCACGACTTTCGCTCCTCGGGTGATGTAGCTGCCGCCGGGTTGGTTTACCTCATCGGCTACGGTGTTGATAACGGATTTAAGTGTGTACGCAGGGCCATGCCTGTCGATCTTGGCAACCTTCAGGCCACTCACTTCACTCTCCTCACAGGTTCCCACTCGAACGGTTTCTTCTCCACGAACACAGGCTCGGGCCTGCCCTCAGTGGGCGGCACCCATCCATAGCGACGCCATGTCGCCTGCACATCTGCGCCCCGTGTGGGGACGAACCGCTTGTCGGTGATGGGAATGCTGGGGTTAGTTCGCTTGGCGCTCATTTGTTGTCTCCAAAGATGTCCTTCAGCGCTGCGTAAAGCTCCTGCGCCTCCAGTATCGACAGGCTGCGCAGCAATGCATCCACGCGGGGAATTCCCTCGGGTGGGGCCACGGGCATAGGAGAAGAAGACACTGGTCGTTCTTCCCGCACCTCTTCCACTGTGCGGTTGCGCACACTCACCTTGATCTGCTTGTGTTTGGCCTTGGCCTTGGCCTTGGCTGCCTCCATTTTGCGCAGCATCTTCGCGCTCTTGATCGGGGTGTACTGCCCCACAGTCAGATGCAACACGCCCTCGTCGTCAGCCTGCAAGAGACCCTGCCTCATCATCTGCCCAAGGATTGAGCTGACGGATGCAGCCTTGAACCCCATCGCAACCATCCGAGCCGTTAGGTTTTTGCGTGTGGTGGGGTAGAGCTGGGCCTGCTCGAACAGCGTGCGGTTCAAGTTGTTGCCAATCTGAAAAGGCTTGCGCTTAGTTTCCAACTTGGGTGCCTCATGTTGCACCTCCTCCTTGGGCGTCGTGGCATCGGTGTATTGGGTCATCATCAGCTTGGCACGCAGCATTTCACCTAAATTCATTTGCTTCTCCGAAAATTAAAAGAAAGGGAACGGGACATTACCATAAGCCCTAGGGCTTATGCAACAGGGTCAACCACGAACCCAGAGGTATCGCGCTTGGCCTTGCCTTTGGCGTACAGGGCGACAACCACCCCGTGCGGGTCTTCATGGCGCAGATCAGAGTCGTCACCATCGACACAAGTAGTACCGAGGAACTCGGCTGGGATATCTTCTCTATTCCTAAACACCACAGCAATCCTGTACCCCTGATCGATGGCGCGCCGCACATAGGGCTGGAACTCCACGACACCCGAGTAGCTGAAGGTGAGGTCATAGTTGGGGATGTGTGCAGTAACCCGGTTGGGTATCTTGGTGTAGTCGTAGAACTGTAGGTCGGGGAACATCTCGAAGATGTTGTTGTAGTAGATGTCCTCGTACTCGAAGCTCGCGCTCTCCCAGCGAATGTCCGAGGTGCCGTTGAGTCGGCACAGGGGGATGAGGTTGGCTGCCTTGGCCTTGCGGATCAAGGAGCGGATAGACGGGATGAGTTCAGCGAAGAAAGCGGCGCGGTCATTGAAGAAGAGCTGGGTCTTGCGTACCCGTGCGGCCTGCACGCTGTTGAATGCGCCCCTGCCTGCGCTGTTGAGGCAAGGCTCGTGGCACTTGGCGATCTCTGCCATAGCGCACACATTGCGTCCCGACAGGTTGTAGGGGGCCAGATACAGGACGCCTGTCATGTACCCGTACTGCTGACCCTTGACGGTCTTGGCGTTGGTGTCGATGCTTAGCATTTCATTCTCCTTGGTTGTTAAATCTGCTTGGGCGGGAACTCGAAGTGATCGAAGGCTGAGTCAATGTCGATGGCGAGCAGCTCTAGGTTCTCCCACCACATCTCTGGTTCCCAGTCGTCGAACATCCCCCAGCGCATAGCGCCGTACTTCTCCAGCACCTCCTCCACCGGGCCATGGCTTTGGCCCAGCGCGTCGAAGATTTCCACGGCGATGTCGTAGTCGCCGATGTTGGAACAGTACTGCCGCACTGCTGCGGCCTTGGCCGCGTCACTTATCTTGCTCATCTATCTTCTCCTTGCTGTTGAAAATACTCTTCGACCTCTCGGTCTCTCTGGTCTTGCAGTTGGTCTTCTGCGTAGTTGTCGAGGACGGCATCGGCCTCCTCGTAGGTGTACCCATCCTCGATGAGTTTGCGTCTGGTTGGGTACATCACGGCCTCCACACAAACAAGTCCAGCAGGACGACGATGGCGCATAGCAGGAACACTACGCGCTCCACTTTCTCTACGGGTGTGAGATTCATTTGCTTCTCCTAGTTATGGGGGCCGAAGCCCCCGGGTTGGTTAGATGTCGATGCTGACGCTGGCGTGACGCATGATGTCACGCACCTTGTCCTCGAAGTCGTAGTCGTCGATGGCTTCGGTCACCTTCTCCTCGACCCGGTCATCGAACCGGTCGTATTGGTCGTGGTCGTACTCGTCGTTGTGCTCGGACAGAACATCACGCGCCACCTCGTCGGCGATCTCTTTGAAGCGAGACTCGTCGATCTCCTTGTAGTTGTCCATCTTGTCTTCGAGCAGGGCGAGGCGTGAGGACA